TCATGCAGCTGCGCAAAATCGCGCCCGATTATCCGCAATGAACGACGCGCCGCTTGATCTCGACACCGCTACCAATCTCGAAATTGCCGAGGCCAATCTAACGGCCGAGATGGTCTGGTCTGCGGCCTATGAGAAGATCGTCGCGTCCGTCAAAGGCTTCGCTACCTATCGGCGCACGCCGGCGCTTACGATCCAGCCGCAGGACCTGCCGTGTCTCTCGGTCTATCTGCTGCGCGACGCCGAGCAGCCGATCGGCGATTACAACATTCTGGACCCGCGCTTCTATCAGCGGGCAACTCTCGGCATTTCCGGGATGATCCTGGCGAGCAACGTCGATGACCAGCTCGCCATGCTCGCCACTAAGCTCATGGCGACGCGGCTGGCGCTCTATACCGATCCGGCGTTCGTCCGTCTGACCTCCGGCTTCGAGTCCTCCGATACCAAGCTCGTGTTCTCGCGCGTCGGCGAACTCGCCGTGGCCGAATATCAAATGCAACTGGTCATGTGCTGGGAAACGGTCTGGCCGCCGTATGTGCCCGACGACTTCCTGCGTCTGCATCTCGAAACCGCGTTCCCGGAACCCGACACGATGGACGCGGTTCAACAAGTCACCGCGGCGTGGGACATCGATCCGGAAACCGGCGAGCTTACCAACGCCAAGCCGGAAGGTCCGTGGGCGCAGATGGTCAAGACGGTCAAGAGTTTCTTCGGTGCAAAGGAAAAGCGATGAAACCGTCAGATATGGCGAGGCTCCAAGGCAGCCCTTTCGCAGCCGCTCGTAATAAGCGGCGGCCGGAAATCGGCGTGTGGCCGCGCGACGAGAGCGTCCGCAAATTCCTTTATCACCCATCAGACAAGCGTCGCTTCGACCGCTTTCCGGCGGCGACGCCGTGGCCAGCCGATCAATTCACCAACCGGCGCCTAATGGACGGATCGATCCTCAATGCACCTCCCGCAGATTACATTCGAAGCGTTTCTGGTAGTGATGCGGGAGGGGACGGAAGCGGTGCTGGCGCTCCTGGGCCTGGAGCTGTTTCTGATCCAGGCAACGTCACGGAATAGGGTCTGCCTCTATCTCGGCGCCGGGCTCGCGGTCTTCATCGGACTGCCGATCAGCGCTGTCATCGTCGGCCATGCCGCGCAATTCGCCAGCCGGTTCTTCACCGACTGGCTCGAATTGTTCATGCTGGTAATGGCCTGGATATTCCTGCTCGCGGCTTCGGCGTTTCTCGCCGAAGCGCCAGCGATCGAACCCCCGGCATGGACGCGGCGGATCACGGCATACTCGGCCTCGCGGCCGTGGCTGCCGATCCTCGCCGCGTTCGTGATCGTTTATCGCGAGGGCATGGAAGCGACGATCTTTCTGCTCGTGCTCAATCCCACGATCGACTTCGATCTCGCGTCGCTTCTGCTTGGCGTTCAGACCGCTCTGGTCTGCCTGATCGGGATGTATGTGGCGCTGCGCTACTCGGCGCGCACCATGATCATGGTCCGGCCGATTCTGATCGTGATCTCTGGAATGCTGTTTCTCTTGGGCCTGCATTACGTCGGCGAAAGCGTCGGGCAATTGCAGAAGCTCGAGTTAATCCCCGCCACAGATATCGAAGGCTGGCTCGATTTTCTGGAAACGCAGGAGGCGGCGATCGCGCAAGCGATTGCTGGTCTCCTGACCATCACGGCTGCGGTCGCGATCCATTGGCCGCGCAAGGAGAAAGTCGATGCCGATCGAATTTGCTCAGTTTCCCGCCGACTGGAAACAACCGCTGTATTGGGTCGAGATCGATCCGTCGATGGCGGGCCTGCCGACCTATCCGGAGGCGTGCCTGCTCGTCGGCCAGATGCTTCCGACCGGTAAGGCACTGCCGAACATTCCATTAGCTATCGGAACGCTGGCCCAGGCGAAGGCTGCATTCGGCGAGGGCTCGATGCTCGCCGATATGTTTCGAATCTTCATGCTAAATAATTTCGCGCAGCAGATGTTCGGGCTCCCCGTGCCCGATGCGCTTGGCGCGGTGAAGGCGCACGGAACAGTGACAATCGCGACGCCGCCGACGGATGCCGGTACGCTCAGTTTCTACATCGGCGGCCAGCTCGTCTCGGTCGTAGTCACCGCGAGCGATACGACCGCCATAGTGGCGAGCAAGCTCAATGATGCCATCAACGGCGACGTTGACCTGCCGGTGACGAGCGTCTTGACTACCAACTCGCTTGCACTGACCTGCAGATGGGGTGGGCAGAACGGCAATGATATCGACATTCGCGATAGCTACAGAGGATCGCTCGCCGGCGAAGTGCTGCCACCTGGCCTCACGATCACTTATCCGGCGGGCAACAAATTGGGCGGTGGCGCCGGCGTCCCGGATTTCACCGCCGCGATCGCCAATATCGCGGATTATGGCTACGAGTACGTGGCGCTGCCGTACAACGATGGTACTTCGATCCTGTTGTGGGACCTGGAATATGGTTTCACCGACTCAGGTCGCTGGGGCTGGATGCGCCAGATGTACGGCACAATCTATTCCGCCTATCGCGGCGACTTCGCCACCACGATCGCTTGGGGCAATACGCAAAACGCGGCGATATTTAGTTGGATGGCCGTCGAGCTGACGGCGCCGTCGCCGACCTGGGAGTGGACTGCCGCTTATACCGCCATGGCTGGCCGCGCGCTGCAAAACGATCCAGCGCGGCCTCTTCAAACATTAGAGCTGACCGGCATTCTCGCCGCGCCGCTACACCAGCGCTACGTGGTAAGCGAATTGAACACGCTGGCGCACAACGGCCTCGCGACGCAGAAATACGGTCCCAACGGCTGGCCGATGATCCAGCGCGAAACGACTGGTTATCAGCTGAACCTCTATGGCCAAGGCGATGACGCTTACGAGCTGGTGACGACGCTCGCCACGCTTTCGCGTCTCATTCGCAATCAGCGGCACGCGATCACGTCGAAATATCCGCGCTCCAAGCTGGCCGATGACGGGACGCGGTTCGGAGTCGGACAGAAGATCGTCACGCCGACGATCATCAGGGCGGAGCTGGTCGCGCAATATCTAATCGATGAATTCAATGGTCTCGTAGAAAACGTGAACGCATTCAAAGCGAATCTAATCGTGGAGCGCGACCCTAATGACCCCAACCGCCTTAACGTGTTATACCCGCCCGATCTGATCAACCAACTGCGAATTTTTGCCGTTCTAGCTCAATTCCGTCTTCAATATGATAGAGGAATTGACGTAACTGTTGCGGCCTAATTTAGGCCGCTTTTCTGACATTGCGGGGTAGAGCAGTTTGGCAGCTCGCGGGTTTCATAAGCCCGAGGTCGCTCGGTTCAAATCCGGCCCCCGCAACCAATCCGCTCGGACCAAAAGTAGAACACCTTGGCAACCGAAAAGGAGAACAGTGGGGTACCCAGCGGGCTACCAAGAATCCGAAGGTGGGCTACTAAGGAGTCAAACGTCAGACTTCGCCGCCGTTGATCCGCCCTGGTGGGACGATCGGCCGGTGGCGATCGTCGGCAACGGCCCTTCGCTTCGCGGCTTTGATTACGAGCGCTTGCGCGGGATGCACGTGCTCGCTGTCAAGGCCGCAATGTTCAACATTCCCTGGGCCGATGCTGGCTTCGGGCTCGACATCCCCCGTTATTTGGAATGGCGGGACATGCTCAATGCGGTGCGCACCATGCCGGTCTATTGGGCTGTGCCGAAGATCAAGCAGCTCGGGCCGCCTCCGCACGCGCCTTGCGTCCGCTTTCTTCGGCGCGTTGATCTGTCGGACCTGTCCGATGAGTTGACCGTGATCTGCTCCGGCGGCACGTCGGGCTTTGGCGCGCTCAATCTCGCGTGGCTCAAGCGTGCCAAGCGGATTGTGCTCCTGGGTTATGATTACAACGGCGACGCCGGCTCCGCCGATACTCGTGCCTATATGAACAGGCGCGAGCAGCCGACGGACCGCTGGGTGCAGTGGGCGAAGAACTTCAGCAAGGTCCGCCGGCGCCTCGATCTCGCCGGCGTGACGGTCATCAACGCGGCGCCGGAAAGTCGCATCACGGCCTTTCCGCGGATGCAGATCGACGCGGCATTGGCCGGCGTCGGCGCGATGTGAGAGACACGTAGTCTCATCATGGTTATCATGGTCTCCACAGCCCGCGCCGACGTTGCATGAGATAGCGGGGATAGGGATGAGTCAACCGCGCAGCATCTATTTGGGCTTCGACCCGCGAGAGGCGATGGCATTCGCGGTTGCGCGCGCTTCGATCAAGCGTCACCTGTCTCAGCCGATTCGCGTGCGCGGTCTCGTGCTCTCGCGGTTGCGCGCGCAAGGGCTCTATTGGCGCGAGCACGCGCGGCATGACGGCCAGCTTTGGGACGTGATCTCGGGCGCACCGATGGCGACCGAATTCTCAATAGCGCGGTTTATGGTGCCCATTCTGGCGAGAACCGGATGGGCGCTTTTTTTGGACGCCGACATGCTCGCGCTTGGCGATCTGGCCGAGCTATTCGCGGCGGCCGATGAACGGTACGCGGTCATGTGTGTCAAACACGACTATGCGCCGGCGGCGACGATCAAGATGGACGGCCAGGCGCAGACGACGTACCCGAGAAAAAACTGGTCATCGCTGATGCTGTTCAATTGCGAACATCCGGCCAACGCGCTTCTAACGCCAGCGCTCGTCAATTCCTTGCCGGGCCGCGATCTGCACCGGTTCTGCTGGCTTGACGATGATCTGATCGGCGCGATCGACCCGGCTTGGAACTACCTTGTCGGTCATTCCGATAAGGCGATCGAGCCGAAGATCGTGCATTTCACCGAAGGCGGCCCGTGGTTTGCGGGCTACGAGAACGTGCCCTATGCAAGAGAATGGCGAGAGGCGCGCGACGCATGGGCGAGCTGAACGGCAAAGACCTGGCGCTCGCGGCCGTGCTTCTAATAATCTCGATCGCCATGCTCGGGGTTGCCATTTTCGGAGGCGGGCGCCTCTATGGGTTATGGTGACGAAGTTATTGCGTCGGGGCTCGCGCGTGGCGCCGCGATCCGTGGCAAGCGCATTGCCTTTGGCAATGGCCGGCGGATCGTCTGGACCCGGCAGAGCCATGAAATCTTTCGCGGAAATCCCAACGTCGCGCCGCCGGGCAGCGAAGGCGATCGCGATATCGAATGGATCAAACACTTTCGCGGTCACCGGCTCTATGGCGAGTTGCATCAGGGCCACTGGCGGTTCCGTGACTTCCGCTGCCCGCCCGGCGAAATCTATTTCGATGCGCAGGAGCACGCATCGATCGCGAGCTGGGCGGTGCCGCGCCCGATAATCATCGAGCCGGCGGTCAAGCCGGTCGGGGCATGCATCGGTGCGAACAAGCAATGGCCGGTCGATCGCTATCTGGCGGTTGCCGACGCGCTGGCGGCCGAGGGCGAATTCCCGATCTCGGTCGGGCCCACCAGCAACCAATATGGCGAGCACCTTACGCGCGTAATCACGCCGACGTTCCGCGGCGCGCTCACGGTCATGTCGCTGGCGCGTCTCTACATTGGGCCGGAGGGCGGTTTGCATCACGCCGCGGCCGCGCTCGGCATCCCGGCTGTTGTGATCTTTGGCGGCTTCAACAGCCCAAAGGCGACAGGCTACCCGTGGCACAGCAACATCGTCGCGCCCGGGCCGCCCTGTGGAACGGTCGTGTCGTGCAAGCACTGCCGGGACGCGATGGCCGCGATAACTGTCGATCGGGTGCTCGAAGCGGCGGTCTGCGAATTGCAGCGCGATGACGCAACGCGCAAGCAGCGGCGACTAATGTAGGGAAGCCAAAATGAGAATGATCGCTATGCTTATGCGACGGTTCAAAGCGCATTGTGCCGCGTTCGCTAAAGGAATGCGTGAATTGATCGACGTGAGGGAGACGGACCTGTAGTTTAGATGCAGAATTTTCGCGGTCTTTGGTTTCCCGACGGCGATGTCAATCTTCCGCGGGTGATCGCCGCTGAGGTCGAGGCGAAAGCGGCGCCGGAATTCGATGGGCTTCCGACCTATCAGTTTCGAAAATTCGCGAAGGCATTCCCGTATATCAAGAACTTCCGCCATGCGGTCGACGTTGGCGCGCATGTCGGGCTCTGGTCGCGGGTCTTCTCGCGGATGTTCACCAAGGTGACGGCGTACGAGCCGATGCCGCAGTGCCGGGAATGTTTTGCGCAGAACATCCGCCGGGAGGATGGCGCCCGGGTCACTCTGCACGATTGCGCGCTCGGCAACGAGCACGGCGATATCTACTTCCGTTACAAATCGACCAATTCCGGAATTACCCATGTCGTGCCGAAGGACGCGCCTGGGTGGAACGGTTTCGCCAAGGTCAATCGGCTTGATGACTATCGGCTCACACACGTCGATTTTCTCAAGATCGATTGCGAGGGTTACGAGCTACACGTGATCCTCGGTGGCGAGGAGACGATCCAGCGATGGAAGCCGACCATTATCGTCGAGCAGAAGCCTGGCACGCCGCAGCGCTACGGCCTCGATCAGCTCGGCGCCGTGAAGCTCCTGCAAAGCTGGGGCGCTAATCTCGAATTCGAATGGAGCGGGGATTACTGCCTCCGCTGGAAAGGATCGTGATGCTCCGCTTTCTCCTGATCGCGATGCTCGCCCACGCGGCAACCTTCATTCGCTGGAGAGCGACGCCTGAAAACTATCTGGCTTTGCGTCACGCCGGAGCGAACGGTCAAGACCGGCCGGATCATGCGCGCGCTCGCGCGTGGCATTGGTCATTCCCGCGTCATTGTGGGCGAGCCGCCGGCGGGCCCGGCGCCGTTCGCGGTATGGGGACAGGAATGGCTCGCGCTGCGGATCATCCCTCGCGCGGCACGTGAGGGACGGCCGTTCTGGCATATCGATAACGGCTTCTATCTGCCGGCGCGTGGCACTGCGCACGGTTACTATCGCTGCACCTATCGCGGCATGTCGCCGATCCTGTTGCGCGATCCGGCGCCGCGTCCCGATCTTCGCGTCAAGATGCAGCCGTGGCGCCGTGATGGCCGCCACGTTCTGTTAGCTTTGCCCGGCGCGAGCTTCGGCCGCGCGATGGGCATCAACGTCCGGAGCTGGCTCGCACATATCGAGGGTCGGCTGCGCATCTTGACCGATCGGCCGATCGTCGTGCGGCCGAAGACGTTCACGAAGCCGCTCGCTCCCGATCTCGCTGGCGCCTGGGCGCTGGTCACGCATTCGTCGAATGTTGCGGTCGATGCAGTGATCGCCGGCATTCCGGTGTTCGTCGCGGCGGAGTCGCCAGCGGCGCCAGTCGGTCGCACTGATCTCGATATCGAAAACCCGGTGATGCCCGATCGCGAGGCGTGGTGGGCGTCGCTGATGAATCAGCAATTCACACTGCCGGAAATGGCAAGCGGCACCGCTTGGCGGCTGATGCGGCAGATCGCGTCGCAAGTAGAAACAGCAGGAGACTCCAATGGCCATTAAGATCGGCGGCACCGCCTTTCTCAAAGTCGATGGCAATCAATACCCGCTACGCGGCAACTTCACCGTGTCGCCAGGCGCGGTCGAGCGCACGATGATCGCCGGGCAGGATTACGTGCACGGCTTTACCGAAGTGCCGCGCGTGCCGTTCATCGAGGGCGATCTTTCGACGTTGCCGAGCGTGCTGTTTGATACGCTCGAGCAGATGGTCAACGTGACGGTGACCGCCGAGCTGCTCAATGGGCGCACCTATGTGCTCAAGGAAGCCGCTTATATCCGGCCGGCGGACATCAACACCCGTGAAGGCATGGCGCGCGTGCGATTCGAAGGCACGAGCATGACGGAACTCTAAAAATGGGCAACGATTCGATCATCGCGCGCGCGAGCGCGCGCGTGCAAGTAACGATCAACGTCGGAGCGAAGTACGCGCGAGAAGCGCTGCATGCCATGGCTCCGGGGCCGCCGGCGAATAAGCCGAAAGGGCCGGTGTCGGATGATGCTCCGTCGGCGCAAATCGCGAAACGATTCCCGTCTGAGGTTCTAAGCCCCACCTACGATTTGGACCCGCAGGGTCAGGGTTGGATGTGGCCCAAAGGCGCTACAACGCAAGAAAAGATTGACCTCTATCATCAAATGCAAAGAGCGCATGGATCGCCATCTCCGCAAGAAGCGCGAATTCCGTCGTCAGAGGTTCGATTACCTAAGTCGCGACCGCCGGAGCCGGATGAGTGGAGCGATCCAAGATTAGACCCTACGCTGCATGCCCCGGAATCCGCGCCAGCTGCATCGACAACAACTGAGCCGGTTACATGGACTAGCCCGCCAACGCGCAAGGCGGGGGCGCCAGACATTCCGTTACCTGCTCCACGACCGAAGACGCTTGCTCCAAAGATTGCGCCTCCGGTGCGCGTGCACCGGCCCCATCATAGGAGGCGCCGATGAAAGAAAGGGCTGACCCATGGATGACGTAACTGAGCGCCCGCGCGGCGCCACGGAAGTATCGCCGGAGCCGAAAACCAATGGCGCCGAATATCGGCACAAGCTTGCTTACGAGATTGACTCGCACGGCGATAAGGTCAAGGAGCTGGTCTTTCGCGAGCCGACCGGCAGCGACATCGTGCGCTATGGCAGCCCAATCCGTCTCGATCTCTCGTTAAACGAAGCGACGATGGAAGCGCAGATGAGCAATCTTGCGTCGGTGCCGCCGTCGACCATCAAGCAGCTCAAGGCCAAGGACTGGCAGACGATCAGCTTTGCTTTGTCCGGCCGTTTTTTCGTGCCGGCCTTGGGACAGCAGGACTGATCCTCTCCTGCTACAAGTTAGCGAAGTTCTACGGCCGGCATCCAAATGAGTTTCTAAACGAGCCTCTGTCAGCAATCACGCGTCACCTGATGATGACCGAGCGGCTGCTCGCCGATGTGACGCCCCCCGAGTGATGAGATGCCCGACGACACGCTGCAAATGATTGCGCGGCTGCGCGACGATTTGAGTCCGCAGCTTCAGGGCATGATCAGGCAGATCAAGGCGGTCGGCGAGACTGCGCGGGGCAGCAGCGGTACAAGCTGGATAAAACAGCTGCGCGAGCAAAGCGGGGAACTCGGCAAAGAAATGAAGGAGGTGCTCGATCCCGCCCTCAAGGAATTCGGGATCACGGTGCTTTCGGTAAGCGGCGGGCTCGCCGCGCTCGGTTTCAACGCGGAGAAAGTATCGAAGTCGACCATTGAGATGAAGCTACTCGCCGATCAGACGCGTCTAACATTCGAGGATGTGGAGCGGTTGAAAGTTGCCGGCGAGCACGTCGGCATTCCGGCGGATCAAATGGCGTCATTCGAGCGGCGAATGGCGATGATCGTGGCGGCGTTCCGAGGCGGTCCCGGAGGTGCCAACGCCAGGCAATGGGATGAATTCGTCGAGATGCTCGGAAAGATGGGCGACAAGACGGCCGCGCTTGCCCAGGAGCTTGACAGATATCTGGCGCTAAACCCGGGAAACACCGGCGGCTTCATCAAGCAGCTGCTCGAAGGCATCGACCAGCTCCAGCCGGACAGCAAGGCGTATCTCCTTGGCCGATTGCAGCTGGCGCCAGAATATGCGCGCCTGAACAAAGAACTGGAGCGCCTCGGACCGCTCTTCAAGGATGACACGAAGGCGGCGCAGGAATTCATCAATTCGCAACACGCCGTGGAACAGGCGTTAGATAATTTGCAGAAATATTTGACTGCAACATTTCGCCCGACAATGACGGAGTGGAACAAGCTGACTGCGGAGGAAATAAACACGTTCTGGATTTCCGGACCGAAGGCGTATGTTGAAATCTACATGAAGCATTGGATGGACGCCATTGGCGCCTGGTGGGCACGCTTTAAGGGCTGGATGGGAGGAGCAGCACCGACAGTCGGGCCTTCCTGGAGTGGCGCGCCCGTCCCGTATTTGCAAGGGACTTTTCCCGGGCAGCCCGGTGCGCCGGCATGGCAACCGCCCGGTGGCGGCGCAGCGGCCCCGATGCAACCGAGCGGCGTCCCGGCGCGGCAACAACCCGGTGGGCCGGCATGGCGACCGCCGCCGAGCGTCCCGGCACGGCAACCAAGCGCGCCGGTGGGGCCAGGCGCGGCGGCGCCGGTAACGCGCGCTGCACCATTAGCTAGGGAGAGCTTAGAAGGCACCCCAGGAGTGCCTGCTCCTGGAGGAATACCAACAACGGTGTTTGCTCCAAGCGGCGCGCCGTCGCGATCGGGAGGCGCGCCATCGCAACGTGGAGGCACGCCATCGCAACCTGGAGTTATTTCCAGCGACTTAGCAGTTGGGGCAGCACGCGCCGCACAGGAAAGCGGCGCGGAAGGAGTGCAAAAGTTTCTAGCGAAGTACGGAGTGCACAAGGATAGCAACTGGTGCGGCGATTTCGCCGCTGCTGTCGTGCGCTCGGTCGGCGGCGAGCCGCCAAAGGGCTATCCGATCGCGTCGAACTGGCGTAATTGGGGAACGCCGGTCGACACTCCATCGCCAGGTGATGTCGCTATTCGGAAATCGTCACGTTTTGGCGGCTATACGCGTACCGGGGAGGCGGGGAGTCACGTTACGATCGTTGGCGACGTCGATCCGAATACCGGGAAGTTTACCGGCATCGGCGGCAATCAAGGTAAATTTATTAGAGACGATTTCAACATCAAACAGTTTGAATTCCGTCGTGGCTCGGCGCCGCTGAACCCGGACGCGGTCGGTCCGGTGCAGCCGGGGGCGCAGGGGCTGGTAGGCGCCGATGACGCGGCCGGTATCCATCCCGATGCAATGCATCATCTGGAGAATTTGCCGGCGACTGGCTTCGCGAGCGAGCGCTACCACAATCCCGGTGCTCAGTGGCCGACCGAACGGGCCATACGTTATGGCATGACCGGGTACGGAGTGATTGGCGGCGCTAACAAGATCGCCAATTTTCCATCTGACGTCCACGGGCTGGCAGCCAATATGGACCTGCTGTCGCAAAAGTACGTCGGTATGACCGTCGGGGCGGCGGCGGAAAAGTGGTCGGGTGGCGGCCGTGGCGCCGTGCCTGGCTATAACTCCGCGCAGATTATCACTCCAGAGATGGCCAGCGATCCCAATTTTATGCTTCCATTTATGCGCAGCCACATCCAGGGTGAGGGCCGCAGACGACAACTAACCGACGATGAATATCAGCAGGCTTTCGAGATGTATAAGGCCGGCGGGATTCAAGATCGTAAACGCCTCGATAAATCGATCAACGCGACGACCGACAGCGATGTGAAAGGCACCGGCGAGCTGAACGTGAGCGTGAACGCGCCGCGCGGCACCAAAGCCAAGGTCGAGGCCGACGGCATGTTCGAAAAAACAAAGCTTGACCGCACGATTACGAAGGACGAGCCGGAGTCCAAGAAGGGCAACGGCGGGTAGCAACGATGGCCGAAGCCCCCACCTGGGAAATGATTGCCAAGCTGCGGGACGAGATGAGCCCGCAGCTCAAGCAGCTGCAAACGACCCTTGACCAGGTCGGCGGCGGCAAGGGGATGAAAGAGACCCACGAAGGTCTCAGCAAACTGGAGAAGGTTGCAGCTCCGCTTGGCCGTGGAATTAGCCAGGTGCTCACCCCGGCGCTTAAGACCTTGGGCATCGCCGGGCTTGGCGCGAGTGCGATATTCGCCGGCCTGACCGAAATGTCGAGCAAAGTGTCGAAGACGACGGTCGACATGAAACTGCTCGCCGATCAGACGAAGATGACGGTCGACCAGGTCGAGCGCCTGCAGGAAGCTGGCAAGCGGGCCGGTATCTCCGATGCGGAGGTGCAAAGCTTCGAGCGGAATATGTCGCGAATTGCCAACGGCTTTAATAAGGGGCCGTTAGGAAGCGATGCGAAGGAGGCGAAAGAATTTGCCGACCTGATGATTGCTCACGGCGAGACGACAAAACAAATTTACATCGACGCGCGGAAGTTTCACGAGGCCAATCCGGATGATACCTACGGCTTCATCCTGAAGGTCATCGACGGGATCGAACGTCTGCCGCCGGATCAGAAGGCGATTTTGCTCGGCGACCTGGGGCTCGCTCCGCAATTTGCAAAGCTGCGGGAGAAGATCGACGAAACCGGGCCGATCTTCCACGACGATATCGAGGCCGCGAAGGCGTACAAGAAATCGGTCGATGACATTAGCCAGGCATGGGACAATTTGTCGAAATATCTAATTCAAGGCGTTCGCCCGGTGCTAACGTCCACGTTTACTCATATCGCTGACGAGATCAACAACCTTGTTTTTGACAAGGCGAAAGAAGGTGCACGTGGCTGGTTCGAGTGGATGACCGATTTGTTCGGCGGCGGCAAAGAGGGGAGACGCAAATTGCCGACACAAGAACAAGTCGATGAGTATCTGCGAACCGGCAAGGTGCCGGCCGATTTCGGGGGGCCGCCAGCAGCAGCGCCGGGCCAGACAGCACCGGCAGCGCCGAGCCAGACGGTACCGGTAGCGCCCCTGCCGCCGCAGATGATTCCGGCGCCGGCGGCGTCGGCGCCGATCATTATCCCGGCTGGGCCGCCATCGATCTTGCGGCAGGCGCCGGTCACGCCGGGGGCGCCCGCGGTTGCGCCGCCGTTACCGATCGCGCCAGGTGCCGCGCCGCCGATCGCGCCTCCGCCAGGTGTCGCGCCGCCGGCCGCAGCGCCAGCGGCGCCTTCGCGATCGATCCTGCGAACCGGCCCCGAGCAGCCTGGCCTAGCGCTGCCGGCGCTGCCGCCGCCGTCGCCGAGTATTGCGCCGATCGTGCCCGCGCCGATCGCGCCGTCGCCGGGGATGGCGCCAGCGCCGGCGGCCGACCTACGTCGCCGCTTTCTCGGCTTTGAAGCCGCGCCCGCGCCGGTCGCGCCGGAGCTTGATCCTTGGGCCGCGCCCCAATGGGGAAAGCCTGGAACGTTGCAGGACCTACGTGGCGGCGATGCCGGCGGCGCGCGTCTCGATCGCGCGCTCGGTCCGCAAACGGGCATGAGCACGGTCAACGGCACCGGCAAGATCGACATTGATATCAAGCGAGCAGACGCCGGCGTTCCTGGCGTACCTCCATCAATGTTCCGTCAAACCGAGATGAACCAGGTCGAACAAATGGGCGTATCCGACACCACGGGCGAGACAAATCCGGGCGGCGAGACCTTTTCCAATCGCTGGGGCAAATAGAGGCCGCCGCCGGCGTTGCGGCGGTGGGCATCAATGGGGCAATGGCCGGCGGCGGGTGCGGCATGGCGCTGGCCGCCGCGCGATCATTTTAACCCATGTGAAATCAGGTTGAGCAACCGTTGGGGGGCAATTTAATGCCGGCGAACCCATCAGAAATCGCGACGGTCGTCATCAATGGTCAGAATATCAAGGATTGGGAAACGGTCTGGGTCCATCTCGAATTTCCGAGTCGCTGGCGCTCGTTTCGCTTTGGCGTGAGCGAATTCGATCCGAACTTTGCAATCCAGATCAAGCCGGGGATGGTGTGCCAAATCATGCTGGCCGGCATCCCCGTCATCGCGGCCTATGTGATCGAGCGGCAAGCTTATTTTGACGCAGAGCGGCACGGCGTCATGATCTCCGGGCAGAGCAAAGTGTCCGATCTCACCGGAACATCGGTGATGAAGGAAGGTGGTCAATACACCAATCAGACGTTGCAGCAGATCGCGAGCGACGTGTGCAAGCCGTTCGGGATCAACGTCACCACCAGAGGCTCGGGCCAGTACATGAGCCTGCCGTTCGACAACGCTCAGGTGATGATTAGCGAGAGCCCGTATCATTTCATCGAACGGCTCTCGCGCATGCGCGCGTGCTTTCTCGCCGATGACAAGGACGGCAATCTGGTAATCGATGGCGGCGGCGACTTCGCGTCAGGTCCGGCCTTGGTCCAGGGCCAGAATATCAAATGGGCGCGCGCCACCTTCACTGACATGCCGCTCAAGGATCGAAACATCGTGCTGGGCGAATCGACGGCGACCGACGATAAATGGGGCACGGACAATAATCAGAGCAAAGCCACAGCGACCAATCCGAATGTGCAACGGTATAAGCCGCTGAAGTTTATCGCGCCCCGGTCGCTCGGGCCGCAGAACATGAAGCAGGAGCTACGCGCGGCTGCGCAATTCGAAACTGCCTGGCAGGACAGCACCGCGCTGCGGGTCGAGGTTGGCGTGCAGGGATGGCTCGCGCCCGGCGGCGGCCTTTGGGACATCGCTCAGCAGGTGGACGTTGTGTCGCCGATGCTGCCGATCCAGGAAGGGCTCGTAACCCAGCAGGTAACGTTCACGCAAAGCAACGAAGAAGGCACCATGACGGTGCTGGAGCTGGTCAACGCGCGGGCGATGAATCCCGGCGAATACCAGGTCGACTAAAGAGAGGCTTCCCATGTGGCGATCGACGGTTCGCGATGCTGCGCATCGCGCCTATCTTGCGGTAACTCGCGGCACGCTGAAAAAGACGGCCGACGATAAATTTTGGCAGTACGCTGACATCAATTTGTTTTCCGGCGAGACGATAAAGAACGTCGAGCGAATTCAGCAGTACGGCATCACAACGCGTCCGCTGCCGGAAAAGGATGACAAAGACAAGCATCCGGCGGAAGTGATCGTCGCCTTCCTCGGCGGCAACCGCGCTCATCCGATGATCTTTGGAATAGATGATCGCCGGCATCGGCTTAAGAACCTGCAAGAAGGCGAAATGGCGATATACGACGATCAGGGCCAGCGCATCCACATCAAGCGCAGCACCATATCGATCGAAACGCCAATGACGATCACGCATCGCATCGTTATGCCGCAACAGGACGGTCAGCAAGGACAGGGGCAGAGCGGGCAGAGCGGACAGAGCGGCGGGCAGAGCGGCAGCCAATCACAGGGCCAGGGCCAGCAGGCAGGGACCAAGCAGGACGCGCAGCAGACGAGGAAGGATCGCACGCGCATAACTCAGGGGGCCGATTACATTCATTTTGAGGTCATGGACGGCTCCGGCGCGACGAAGACATCGATCCGCATGGACCAGAACGGCATTACCTCAAACGGCGACAATCTCGTCGATAAGGCGAATAAGGACATCACGCACCAGAGCGACGGCAGCATGGAGACCAAGGTTGCTGACACATGGTCTGCATCCGCAAGCACTGCCAAGCTCAGTGCCAGCGACGCCTCTGGATGGTTCGATTAGATTATGCCTACCTTTATTCAACATGCATCGCCAGAACCGTGGCGGATGGAGCTGCGCCCGGCGAAATTCAGCAACGCGTACTTTCATGTAGAGCACGTAAGCAAGACATCCGGACGACGCATAGCGCTTCATGAGTATCCTAAGCGTGATTTGCCTTATGCTGAAGACATGGGACAGAGGGTCATTCAATTCGATGTGCTAGCCTATACGGTCGAGTGGGATCGCGGTCAGTACATGAACCGGGATTACCGAATCCCGCGCGACGAGCTGATCATAGCCTGCGAGTCGTATGGGCCGGCGACCTTAGTGCTGCCGACCCTTCCGGAATTCTACGTTGTCTGCGAGCGCTACTCGGTAAGCGAAAGCCGCGACAAGGGCGGATTCGCACTCTTTGAAATGCGCTTCACCGAATATGGGCTGCCCGGCAACCAGGTAAGCCATACAAACACGACGTCTAACGTGAACAATGCGGCGAACGCCGGAAACGCCGGATCATCGTCGGCCTTTCAGAACGCGCTTAACAGGTGGAACGCGCGGGTGCCGCTGCAGCAGGCGTCGGCGAATTTCCCACCGCCGCCGCAGGTAAATCCTCTCGATCATTTCAGAAACCGGTTGATCCATGCCCGAGCGCGCGAAAGTCGGCAGCTTCAGTACCGGCACCGGGGCCGTTAACACCACCATCGCGCTTACCGGCTTCGGGTTTCAGCCGCAGGCGGTGTTGTTCTGGTGGTCGGGCGAGCCGCCGACCGCGAGCGATCACGTTACTACCGGGCCGATCATTCGCGGCTACGGCATCGCTACGGGCCCGACCAGCCGTGCCGTTTGCGCCGCTTATACTCCCACCAGTGGCGGTTCTGCACATTCGGACCGAGAGGATTCCGTCGTCCAGCGGCTGGCATCGACCACGGTGTCAAGCGGTCGCCTCGATCTGCAATCGTTCGATGCCGACGGCATGACGCTCAAGGTTGTCGAGGTATTCGGCGCGGCTTTGCAGGTCAATTATCTGGCGCTCGGCGGCCTTGGCCAAGCGAGCCTGGGGCGCTTTCAGGCGCCAACGGCGACCGGCAATCTCGATATTACCACGGCGGGTTTTCAGCCGGATTGCGTGCTGCTGATCAGCTCGCTGGTTTACTCGGCGGCGCCGCCAACGATTGACTCTGCCTACGGCCACTTGTCGTTGGGGATCGCGACGGCTTCGCAACAGGCAATCGCCTTCAGCGGAGACCTCCCCGGCGTCAACGGACAGTCGGTGAGTTATTGCCGCCGCGGCGAGGTCATCGCCGCCCTTGGCTTTACTCCTACCGGAACGGCGACAACCGTGCGCGCCTCGGTGAGCCAATTTCTTAGTAACGGATTCCGGCTCAACTTTTTGCAAGCGGATAGCGCGCGCTATTGCTGGTATCTCGCGATCAAGGGTGGCAAGCACGCAATCGCCGGATTCTCGACGCGCACGGATACGACGGCCTTTCCGATTACCGGCGTTGGCTTCCAGCCCATCGCCGCGCTGTTCGCGAGCGATTGGCTGGCCGAAAGCGCTGCCGGAACCGGAGATACCACCGGTTCGCGCTGGTCGCTTGGCGTCGGGACGGGCCCGGCCAATCGCGTCGCGATGGCGGCCGCTGGTACTAACAAAGTTGCCGATGGCACTAGCGTCGCGGTTGATCGGGTTTATTCGCGACTCAGCTCGGCGCCTGCGCTTGTCGGGGCGATGGACCTGGTATCGATGGACCCTGACGGGTTCACCGTCACCATGAACCCTGCCGATCCGGACTCGCAATTCGTCTGGGCCTGGGCCTTTGGCACTTCCTCGGCGAGCCTCGCTGGCAGCGGTCTTAGCGTTAGCTCGCCGGCGATCGGCGCGTCGGCATTGCGCGCATTTATCGGTTTGAGCGCCTCGCTTCCGTCCTGGCCGCCGGTGCTCGGATCGCCGACGCTTCAACAGAAAGTTCAGCTGACGTCGGCGCCGCTCACAATCAGCCGTATCGATTTTGGCGTGCCTGGATCGACGAGGCTGACGGCCGTCAATCTTGTCGTGCAGCCGGCTGCCTATGCGTTCACGCCCGGCGGCTCTATTACCGACGGTCCGCCCGAACTGCATTCGACTTGGGGGCCATGGACGCCGCTGCCGACGCAGTCGCAGCAGATCAGCGAAGCGATCGATATTCTCGGCGCGATTCTTGATGCGCTCCTCAAGACCGTGCCGGGGCGCACCGTTGGACGGCCGGCCTGGGATTTCCGCCGCAGCGTCGGCTACCTCCGCGCCAATGGCGGTGCGCTGATCTTCGGCGGTGGGCTCGGCGACGCAGCGGTCAATGCCTGGACGCTGGCGACCGGATGCGGCGCCACGTTCGACTCCTTCGATACGCTGCGGCTCGCCATCCTCGCCCTGACGCCGCAATATCTCCCGGCCATCGCGGTTGCCGATCTCGCGGTCGAGCTAACCCTGATGCAAATGGCGCAGGCGACCGCGGCGACCACCTACGTGTCCCGCGATGATGCTCTTGCCGCGCTCAATCGAATTTCTGCGGCTTTCGCGCCGGTCGAGGAAGCCGTCGCCGACGAACACGACGCCGCTACCTATCAGCTCCTGGTCGCCACGCGGGCGGCTGCGGTGCGCGATCTCGCCGAGCGCGGCCGGCAGCTTCCGCGCGTGGTGCCTTACGCTTTCGCAACGGCTTTTCCGACGCTCTGGATAGCCAATCGGCTCTACGGCGACGGTTCGCGCAGCGATGAATTGCGCGCCGAAAATAAGATCGTGCATCCGGCCTTCGCGCCCATAAGCGGGATTTGTCTTTCCCAATGACCGACGTCCGCATCGTTCAGTACAAAGGCCCGTTTGAGATCACGCTGGACTGGTTTCTCACCCCGTTCGGCATGCTCGACGAGAGTCAGGAATTGGCGACGGCGGTAATCGTCGCGCTCGGTACTGATCGACTGGCAGGAGCAGACGATATCTTGCCTCAGCTCGATAGCACCGACCGGCGCGGATGGTGGGGCGATATCGATGCCGAAGTGATTTGGGGCGGCTGGACGATCGGCACCCGTTGCTGGCTCCTCTCGCGTACTAAGATCGTCGGCGTTGAAAGCGCGGAGGGAGCTACCACCGCGCGCGCCGATGAGTACATCCGCGAGGCGATTCGCCCCTTCATTGACAACCGCATCGCATCGCAGATGCAGGTCGATGTCGAGCGCACCGGCGTCAATCGCATCGACGCAAACGTCACGCTTTATCGCGGGCCGCTTCCGGCAGTTGCCCTGCTCTATCAGTTGATGTGGGACGAGCAGCAGCAGGCAATGGCATTGCCGAATTACTACGTGCCGGAGTCATAAGTGAATGCCATGGACCACGCCCACGTTGCGCCAGGTGCGCGAGTTGACGCGCGACAACGTCTCGACGGCGCTCTCCGGCGCGGCGATGATCGCCAATTCCGTGCTGCGCGTCATGTCGGACGCGATGGGTGCGCTTGCGCATCTGACGCTGCTCTATATCGACTGGCTCGCGCTGCAATTGCTTCCGGACACGGCCGAGAAGGAATGGTTAGATCGCCACGGCCAAATCTGGTTGATCAATTCCGACGGAACTGTCGGCAGGAAGGGCGCGACGTTCGCGACCGGATTCGCGACCATGACCGGGACCGCCGGCGCCATCGTGCCGATCGGCAGTGGGCTCATTGGCGGCAATGCCATCAATTACGAAACGACAGACGAGGTCACTCTCGGGCCCGATCCGACGCCGGTGCCGATCACAGCTCTCGATGGCGGCGCCGCCGGCGATCTCGATGCCGATGAAGTCCTGGCGCTCACCGATGCGATTACGAACGTCGATTCGAATGCGGTCGTGATCGAGCTAACCGGCGGCGCGGACGAGGAAAGCGACGCGGACCTGCGCGCCCGCGTTCTTCAGCGCATCCAAGAGCCGCCGATGGGCGGCGATAAGACAGATTACGAAATATGGGCACTGCGCGTGCCGGGAGTGACGCGCGCATGGTGCGCGCCCAACGAGATGGGCATCGGCACGGTGACCGTGCGCTTCATGTGTGACCGCTTACGCCAAAGCGACATGGGGTTTCCAAATGATGACGACATTATCGCGGTCACCGATTACATGGATACCGTGCGCCCGGTCGCGGTGAAAGATTTTTGGGTTGTGGCGCCGATTCCCTTCCCGATCGATCTCGCCATCGCGAATTTGGTCACCGACGATGCCGCGACGCGGAACGCGATCGTCGCGTCTCTGCAAACGATGCTGTTCAACAGAGGGATGCCCGGTCAGGAGATTTACGCGTCCTGGGTCGATGAGGCGATCTCGATCGCCACCGGCGAAGATCATCACGATTTGTACTTTGGCAACACGAGAATGCCGAGCGCTGGGCATCTGCCGGTGCTCGGCAGCGTCCGCTATCTCTAAGGGCGTTTTACCATGGTGTTCAATTTTACGGCTCCGAATTTGGCGGTCGGGCCACCCGGCGTCGTCACCGCGCCGCGTTTTACTAAGCTGTTGTTAGCTCGGGATTTGGTGGTCGGGCCGCCGGACGGCAAAGCGCCCAACATGGCGCCGGATCATCTGTTCGCTGCAAATTTGATGGTCTTCCCGCCGGAGTTCACCGCGCGGACAATCGGCCCGCTGCCGCCGCTGCCGCCGGCACCGATCGCCCCTTATACGGGGGACCGTCACATTCGGCGAAGCGGTGATGATTACGGCGTGGCGCTCGCCAATTTGTTGCCGACCGGTGCGGCGTGGCCGCGTGAGCCCGACCGCATTATCATGAAGGTTGTTTCCGGCCTCGCAGAGATATTCGGTTTCGTCGACTCGCGCGCCGCCGATCTTTTGGAACGCGAGAGCGATCCGCGGCAGACGATTGAGCTACTGCAGGATTGGGAGCGCAATTGGGGCCTGCCTGATCCGTGCTTCGCCGAGGCGATCACGGTCGCTGAGCGACAAAAGATGCTGGTGATGAAGATGACTCTGCTCGGCGCCCAAAGCCGCGCATGGTTCATCGAGGTAATGGCCTGGATCGGCCACACCATCTCGATCAAAGAATGGGCGCCGTTCATGGCCGGCGTCTCGCGCGTCGGCGACACGCGCGGCGAGTATGGCGAGATATTTTTCCCCGGTGGTCCCGTGCCAACATCCGGTGATCCGGAGGGAGGTCCAATTAATAATCGACCGCCGGTCTCTGGCGATAACTATGATTTCCGCTGGGAGATCGGGCCGCCGGAAATGCGCTTCTTTTGGAGCGTGCGCGCGAACCTCGCCAAGCTGCAATGGTTCCGCGCAGCCTCCGGCCAGGCCGGCGTCGATCCGCACCTGCGCATCGGACTCGGCACGGACCTTGAATGTCTGCTTCAGCGCTGGAAGCCAGCGCATACCGACATCGTCTTCGATTACTCATACCTACGTCTAGGCGGCCCGCTCCAGGGCACTCCGTAGGTCGCTTTCCAAACAACTCAAGCGTGAGGCTTCGCCGTGCAATACGTGCAACCATACGGTATTCCGCCTGAAGTACACGAGGGCGACGCGCCTTACATAAACGGCAATCCATCGATTGGCCTTGCCGGTTCGATCCCGCCGGCGTCGGCGTTTGAGCATCCTATGCGCGAACTCGTGCATATGATCGGGCTCAGTGGATTCACGCCGACATCGCTCGATCTCTATCAGTTGCTTAAGGCGGTGCGATCGCAGGCCGTCAATTACGTGCTCGACAAGGGCGTGACCAACAGTCTCGTGGTCGCGTTCAACCCGGCGCTCGACGGCTATACCAACGGTCTGATCGTTCGCGTCAAGGTTGCGCATCCAAACACTGGACCATCGCAGATCGATTGCGGCCCTGGGTTCCGGCCGATTGTCCGGATCGACGGCTCTCCGCTCGCTCCGAGCGACATGGTCGCCGGCGGCGTCGCCGTGCTCGTTTATGTCGATACCGAGTTTCAGTTAGTAAATCCAAACATCGCGGCGGCAATCGAGTCGGCGATAGAAGGCATCAGCGGCGGCGGCGGCGGCCCCGTCACCGGCGGCGGCGGAACGACGTACGTCACCAACGTCTATAACGGCTTTCAGGGCATGGCGTCCTGGATGGTGGCTGGCAGCTTCAATTGGACGGTGCCAGTCGGCGTACGCAAGCTCTGGGTCAAGCTCTGGGCCGGCGGTGGCCCGGGAATTGAATGGACCCCCCACGACGTCCAGGGACTATTTATTAAGGGCGGTGACGGCGGCTACTGCGAAGACCTCTATGACGTGGTGCCGGGTACAGTCATGCAGATCAATGTCGGCGCCGGCGCGCCGCCGCCCGTGCCCATCACCACGGGCAACGTCTTCCATGACGCGGCGACTTGGAAAGCTACTTACGGACAGCCGTCGTCATTCGGCGCCGCAGGCCAGCCGGTGATCTGTTCGTGTACCGGCGGTCGCGGGTGCTATCCGAACCCCCCCGGCGATGTCGATCCTTCGCCAGGCGAGCCCGGCATAGGCACCGGCGCTAGGATTGTTCGGTCTAATGGCCTCTACGGTCGCGGCGGCGGCAGTTATCAGACGTCCGACGGCGTGCATGACGATTATGCCGAGATCAGTGGCGATCCCGGCGCTTGCATTCTGCTGTATT